TCTTTTGCATTTTGGAGTTCGTTCAATAATGCTTCACGATGTTGTTTTGTTAATTCCATAATTTCTAAATTTTTATTGATACAAATATACTTCAAAACACAACTTAAAAACAAACTTTTTCGACGAAATGCATTTATAATCGACAAACTACGCTATTAAGTGAATAAAATAGTAATTTAATGTGTAAAAGTATTACAATTTTGTAAGTTAAAAATAATTGTTATATTTGCTTTCATGTTAGAAAGACTTGTACAAAGAAATGGTTTTTGGTGGGGTGTAGCTTACACCATATCAAAAAATAAAATGATAGCCGACGACTTGGTGCAAGAAATGTATTTGAAGTTACACGACACCGATAAAGAGATTACTGATTACTATGTAATTGCAACGATAAAAAACATTTATAATACAAATTATAGACAAGATAAAAAACTATCTTCTATTGATAACGTTAATGATTCAATAGAGCCAAAAGATGGGTTGAGCGATGAAGAAAAAGAATTTGTTAATTCTCTTGAATGGTGGGAAAAGGAAATAGTTGAAATGACTTATGATAAATCTTGCAGAGCAGTATCAAGAGAGTTAAACTTAAATTACCAGTTCGTAGTTAGATTAGTAAACAAATGCAAAAATAAATGGCAAGAAAAGCAAAATCAAAAGGACTTGGCGACACAGTAGAGATTATTTTAGAAACTACTGGAGTTAAAAAGTTAGTTCAAATATTCGTTGATGGTAAAGACTGCGGATGTGAAGAACGCAAGCAAAAGTTAAATGAATTGTTCCCTTATAGATTTAAGGCACGATGTTTGACAGAAGAAGAATATAACAAATGGAAATCATTTAAAGAGGTTAGGACTTTGTTAATGAGTAAAGAGGATGTTGACTATGTTTGTGAATTATACGCAAGTGTTTTTAATAGACAGATTTGGTATCCTTGCGCAGGTTGTAGTCCTAAGCCTTTGATTAATATGATTAGTAAATTAGATAAAGTATTTGATAGTTATGAAATGTAGTGATGAATTAAAAGTTAAATCTATAATATTTTTTAACCCTAAAGATGTAAAGGAAATATCTAAAGAAAAAGGTATTGTGCTTAAACGTAAATACGGGAAATTTAAAAGAAAAATATTTGAACATAAAACTAAAAAATATGAAAACTAAATTATTATTATTGCTTTTGGCATTTTCGTTAATGTCAAGCACTTGCTCAGAAGATGAGCCGATTGTAAACGATTGCAATTGCGAAATTGAATATTACCTTTACGTTCCTACCGTTGGAGGCGGTGGAGGAACTTATCAATTCGTATACAAAGAGCCTATTAACTTCGATTGCATAAACGAGGATTACGGGCATTATTTTAATGTTAGCAACATTAATTATAACTACGCTAAAATTGTGTGTGAATAATCAAATTTTTTTCAAATGGCTGGAGGTAAAAGAGAAAACGCAGGAAGAAAACCAGTAGCTGACGAAAACAAGGTTAATACTTTATTTCAGTCGGCTTTAAAGACTTTCTATAAGGTAGATACTGATGACGAGGCTAAGGTTAAATTGGTTCATACTTTAATGGAGAGCCAAAGAGGTCAGATATTTATATCAGAGCATTTATTTGGTAAGCCTAAAGAAACAATAGACAACAACCATAGCTTTAATAACTTCGATATAAAAGACTTATTTAAGTTTGATAGTAATAAAGAATAAATACAAAGCATTAGGAAGCGATAGTAGATACTTTATTGTTTCAGGAGGTAGAGGTTCGGGTAAGTCATATTCTGTTAACCTCTTTTTGCTTTTGCTTACTTATGAAGTTGGACACGTTATCTTATTCACTCGTTACACATTAACATCGGCTCACGTTTCAATTATACCAGAGTTTATAGATAAGATTGAAACCGCAAAATTACACAACGATTTTTACATTACTAAAGATGAAATCATAAACAAAACTACTGGAAGTAAGATTTTGTTTCGTGGTATTAAAACAAGTTCCGGAACGCAAACCGCAAACTTAAAATCATTATCAGGCGTTACTACTTGGGTATTAGATGAAGCGGAGGAGTTAGTAGATGAAGATATATTTGATAAAATAGATTTATCTATTAGACATCAAACAAAGCAAAATCGCATTATACTTATTTTAAATCCAGCAACAAAGGAACATTTTATCTATAACCGTTTTTTTGAAGCAAAAGGAGTTGAAGCAGGTAGTAATACTTTCATAGGAGACACAACTTACATACATACAACCTACTTAGATAATAAAGAAAATCTTTCTGATAGTTTTATTAATCAGATTGAACGGATTAAAGAAAACAATCCAAATAAATACAAACATCAAATTTTAGGTGGATGGCTAGATAAAGCGGAAGGAGTTGTATTTACAAACTGGAGGTTTGGCGAATTTAATCCAGATAATCTACAAACATCTTTCGGGCAAGATTACGGATATTCAATAGACCCAACAACTTTAACAGAAGTTGCAATTGATAAGAAACAAAAAAAGATTTATGTTAAAGAATGTTTCTACAAAATAAAACTAACCACATCTGAAATATGCGAACTAAACAAACATTACGCAGAAAGAAAATTAATTATTGGAGATAATGCAGAAGGACGTTTGATTGATGAGTTAAGAATAAATGGAAACAATATAGTTAGATGTGACAAACCGCCTATTGAGTTTGGCGTTAGTCTAATGCAAGACTATGAAATAATAGTCGAGCCAAATAGTCATAATATTGCAAAGGAATTAAACAACTATGTTTATCTAGACAAAGGTAGTAAGCTATATTTAGACAATTGGAACCACGCAATTGACGGAATAAGGTACAACGTAGTTTATCACTTAGGCAGGTCATTCGGAATAACAATCCGATAAATGTAACAAAACAACTAAAAAACGATTATAATTATATGAAGATTACAATCCCAGAGCATAGCAAAGATATTACTTTACTTCAATATCAAAAGTATATTGAATTATTGAGTAGAGATATTGATGAGCATAGTAGAGATAGCAGAAAAATACATTGCTTTACTACTATTAAATTGCAAGAGGTTGAACTATTAAGCAAATCAGATAGAGACGACATTTTAAACAAAATAGATATAGCTTTAGAAACTCCTTTCGAGTTCCAAAATACCTTTAACATTGACGGGATTGATTTTGGTTTTATCCCAAACTTAGATAAGATAACTACTGCTGAGTATGTGGACTTACAAAAGTATGGCGAAAAAGTAGAAACATTGCATAGATTAATGGCTATATTGTTTAGACCAATCGTAAGCAAAAGTTTAGATTGTTATTCAATTGCAGAATATAAAGGGACTGATGAAATGGCTGACATAATGAAGTTAACCCCGATGAATTGTGTAAATGGAGCGTTGTTTTTTTTTGCGAATTTGCGAAACGAATTACTGAACTATATCCTGAAATATACACAAGAGGAACAAGCGAAGGAAAGACCGCATCAGACTACTTTGAAAAGTGGGGATGGTATGCAACCATTGACGAGTTAAGCAAAGGAAGCATTTTAAAACAAGATAAGGTTTTAAAAATTAACGTACATAAAATGCACTTATTTTTAGCGCATAGAAACGATAAAATGAAATTGAAAGCGGAGTTAATGAAACCGAAAAAAGATAACGAGATACAATTATAATGAACCATTACACACAACTACTTTACTACATTAAACAATTAGCTGAGGATGACGATTTGGTTAATACTGTTACTAAAGGAGATTTTGAAGCTTTGGATTTAGAGAAGCAAAACATTTTTCCTTTAGTGCATATTAATATATCGGGTGGGGGTTTTACTAATGGCTCAACGGTTTTGTTTAATGTTCAGATAGGATGCTTTGATATCAGGGATATTAACAAAGAAGTTATCGAAACTAAGTTTTGGCAGCAAGATAATGAAGTTGACAATCACAATACAACCTTAGCAATACTTAATCGTATGTGGTTAAAAATGTATGTTGATTTTGAAGCTAAAAACATAACGGCATCAGAAAACCCAACTTTTGAAATACAAACGTTTACACGTCGTAATTTATTAGACGGATGGATATTAACATTCGAAGTCGAAATGCCTAACGAAATAATTAATTTATGTGAACCAGACTAAGGAATATTTAGACCGCTTTGGTAAATTCATAGTTCAGCAATCAAGAACTAATTTATCAAAGAAGAAAAAGAAAGATACATCAGCACTTTACAACTCAATAAGCTACGAGCTTAAAGTAAGTAAAAATAGTTTTCAATTGAGTTTTAAAATGGAAGACTACGGGATATTTGTTGACAAAGGTGTTAAAGGTGTTTCAAGTAGTTCAAAAGCTCCTAACAGTCCTTTTAAATTTGGTTCGGGTTCAGGAAGAGCTGGAGGTTTAACAAGAGGAATTGACGGATGGGTAAAAAGAAAAAGAATACAATTCAAAGAAAGAGGAACGGGTAGATTTATGAGTTACGACCAAACCTCTTATTTAATTCAAAACTCGATTTGGAATAAAGGCTTAGAAACGACAAACTTTTTTGAAAGACCTTTTGAGTTAGCTTTTCAAAAATTGCCTGATGAATTGATTGAACAGTACGGTTTAGAGTTTGAAGATTTATTAAAATTTACATTGAAATGATAAAAAGTTTATCCCCATATTATTTAACAATACCTTTTATTGCTCCGATAAGCGAAGAAATATGCACGTCATACACTTTGCAGATATTCGTTTGGAATGGTTTGAAAAATATAGTTCCAGCATTACCTACTTATGAAGTTACAAAATTAAATCCTACGGGTTCAGATGGTAGTGAGCAAATAGATATTTCATTATTGATAAATGACTTTATAGATTTTGCTCCTTTTACTTCTAATGATACAGCGTTAATCGATGGCTTTAACCAATACTGGGTTAAGACGCAAGTACTTTACACAACATCAGAAGAGGAAGATTTTGTGCCAAACTTTGAAACAACCGTTTTAATGACTTCGGGTTATGGTTACGCAATGGAGGGTATAAATCCACAAATACCTTCTAACAATATTTTATTAAATGGAACGGAATTTAAAGTAAGTCGTAGTGGCAAGTTTGTGTTTCCAATATTAATTGAGGAGGCAGAGCCAGTAGAAGATATTTTTGCAACTATTACTAATTTAGACGAGTCTGGGTGTTTGTTTTTTACTTTTAACCAGCCATATACAGAAACTGGTATTGCAATAGAAACAAGCACAAATGGTGGTACAACTTGGACATATTCAGTTGGTAGTGTAACATCACCAAGATGTGGCGGTTATCCATCAGTTACCACTTGGTACCGATTGAAAAGCATAGGTGCTGAAATATTTTATTCTAATATTTACATTGTAACAATATGATAACAGTTAAATCATATCCCGATAATCAGATAGATTACGAAATAACTCCGCCAACTTCTTTGTTAGCGGTTGAAATGGTGCAAAATCTATGGGTAGATGTTTCGGAAGCAACTACTGACGAGTATATAGAAATCGTTTTTAATGGCGTTGCTACAACCTTATTAATAACAGACGAGTGTAGATACACTCCAATCGATATTGCATTCCAAAATAAAGAAGGAGCAATGCAAATATTAACCTTTTTTAAAGCCAAAACAAATAGTATTTCGGTAACAAAAGAGGAGTTTGAAAGTGATAGAGGGCAAGCATCAAACGGAAACCATCAGTACGTTAAATTTAACACGCAAGGCAGAGGAAAGTTTAAAGTAAATAGCGGTTTTGTAGCGGAGGAAATGAACAATACATTTACTGAATTACTACTTAGTGAGCGAGTTTGGATGTTGCAAGGTGATATTTTCACACCGTTAAACGTTGCTTCTTCTTCACTTGAATATAAATCAAGACAGAAAGACCGTTTAATAAATTACGAAATAGAGTTTGAGGAAGCGTTTAATTTAATCAATAATATATGATAGTAGATATTTATATTGGAGAGTTCAAACTAGATACTTTCAAAGATGAAACTATTGAAATAAATAGCTCTATTGCAAACGTTAACGATATTTCAAAGCCCACAACAGAATATAGTAAGTCATTTACAGTTCCAGCATCAAAGAATAATAATAAAATTTTTAAGCATTACTACAATGCTAATATTGATAATACATTTGACGCAAGAACAAAAATAGCGGGTAAAATAGAATTAAACGGAATACCTTTTAAAACTGGTAAGTGGCGATTAGCAAAGGTTAATGTAAAACAAAATAAACCTTATGCCTATACAATCAACTTTTGGGGTAACTTAGTTAGTTTAAAAGACAAGTTTGGCGACGATTTGCTTAACGGTTTAGATTTAAGCGATTACAATCATACCTACGACTCGGCAAATGTAATAGATGGATTAAGAACCTCTTTATTTGGCGGGAATGTAATTTATAACTTATTCGCTAAACGTCAACTATATTACAATGACAACTCAGCGGATAACGTAAATACTGCAACATTGGTTAATATTGCTAATGGTGGCGGTGCTAATACGGGCGTAAGATGGAATGAACTAAAACCTTCAATAAAGATTATTAAAATAATTGAAGCTATTGAGAATAAATACAACGTAACTTTTTCACGTGATTTTTTTGGACGTGATGAATTTACAAATCTTTTCACGTGGTTAAATTCAACAGACGGTTTTTTGATAGCTCCAAATGAACATTTAATAAATTGGACTTCGGGCGATGCTTCAATGGGATTTGATTTAAGTACCGATACTTGGACTAATACCCAAGATTTTTATGACTTTTACCGCTATAGAATTACAATAACACCAACTGATACCACAACGCCTTATAAAGTGATAGTAAGAAATTTTGGTGTAGTGGTTGCTGAATTTGAAAGTAACGGGGGAGACTTTACAACTCCAACATCTACGCCTGCTATTGTCAATGGTACAGATACTGATTTTCAATATACATTTCATATTAGAACCTCTTCTACTTTTTCATATTCGGCAAGTATAAGGATTACAAGAAGACTTATCTTTCCTGAGGTTACTACTACTGTATCAAACAACCAAGCCACATTATCTTTAAGACCAATTCAGATAGATATATCTAGAAATTTACCTGAAATAAAAGTTTTAGACTTTTTTAATGGACTTTGTAAATTATTCAAGTTAGTTGTTATTTCAGATGACAATGATAATGTTTATGTGAATACCTTAACCGATTATTACGCACAAGGTAAATTATACAACCTAACAAAGTATGTTGACTTTAATAGCTATGATGTTGAACGTGGTAGTTTATTAAATACTATTTCGTTTAAGTTTCAAGAACCAACAACAATATTAAATGGACAGTTCAAAATTAATAATATCAATGCTTACGGTGATGAAGATTTAATTATTAAAGACGACGAGGGCAAGTTATTAGACGGGGATAGTTTCACCGTCGAAGTTCCATTTGAGCAATTTGTTTACGAGCGATTAATTGACTTAGAAGATAAAGAACGTACTAATGTGATGTATGGTGCTATTTTTGATAAAGAAATAAGTCCGGTTAATCCTAAGATGCATTTATTTTATAATCAAAACTTAGGAATTAACGAAAAACCAATCGCTGTTAGAAATTTAAGCGATACTAAAGTTAGACTTGATACATTAAATATTCCCTCTCATACTTTTGGTTTCGATAACCCACAATATTCAACTGTATTTAGTGAAGAGTTTAACGAGTTCGACGGCAGTTTAATATCGAATACATTATACTCAAATTATTATCAGGATTATATTTCTTCGATATTCAATATTAAGCGTAGAAACTTTAAATTTAGTTGTAAAAATATTCCTTTACGAATAACAACCAGATTAAAATTAAACGATGTTATCCAAATTAGAAACAATTATTATAGAATTGATAACTATAATTTTAATTTACTAACTGGAGAAACTACATTTAATTTAATCAACTCATTTGATAATACAATAAATGCGTTCACGGCTAACAAAAAGCAAATTATAATCAATTACCAAGAGCAAACGCAGACGGTTTATGTAACAAATTTAAACAATTTCGATTATAATAGTACGGAGTTGTGGGTTAGTTGTGTTGCAAATGGCAATATAGTTACATTTAGTTTTGATGCAAATGCAACGGGCTTAGATAGAGTGGCGTTTGTAACTATAATTAACGCAGAAACATTGCAAGAGATTGAAATTTACTGCTTACAGACCGCCAATGTGGTTACGGCAGATAATGAATTAATAACAGCAGATAATGAATTAATAACAGCAGATAATGGCTAAACAAGTAATAAATGTTGGAGCGTCAGAAAATGACGGAACAGGAGATAGATTAAGAGTAGCATTTGGAAAAACAAATGACAATTTTGATGAACTATACAACACGACATCTTTCGCAAACAATAGCACAACTATTGCTTTAACTGCGAGCGATTTAAACACGGCATACCCAACAGCACAACAAGGGTTTAGAGTTTTTGCTTTAAATATTGTTGCAGGTGCTTTAGTTTACACTAAGACAGCAACGGGCTGGATTTCAAACATAGTAACAATCGTAGTATAATGGCAGAAATAATAGACTTACTTCAAAAATTAGATTATTACGGTGCTGGAAAATTTACCGAAATAGCTAAAGGCAAGCACGAGCTAACAACAAGCTTTTCAATATTTAAAAGAAAAATAAAAAGGTTATGGCGATTGAAAAAGTAATAAATATAACCGTAAACAATAAAGGTTCTGATAAGGCTATTGCTCAAACCGAAAAGTTAAATTCTAAATTAAAGGAACTTAACAAAAATACCGCTGAGGTTACTAAAGGAATGAAAGAAAGCGCCAATTCTGTTTTAGACAATGGTGGTGCTATGGGTTTGCTTAATGATGCAACGGGCGGACTTGCTATGTCGGTTAAAGATGCAGTTGAGGCTACAGCTTTATTTTCTAAAGAAAGCGTAATTGCAACCAATGCTCAAAAAGTTTATACTTTCGTTGTTGGTGGGACAACTGGCGCATTGAAGGCGTTAAGAATAGCTTTAGCTGCAACTGGTTTGGGTGCTATTGTTTTAGTAATTGGTTTACTTATTGAAAAGATGAACGATGCAACCGAAGCAACCGAAGCTCAGGCATCAGCTCAAGAGGCATTGAATAAAGTTTTAGATGAAACAAATAGAATTTATAAAGAAAGTATTACATCGCTTCAAAACTCAACTAAAGAGAAAGTATTACGTGCTAAAATCGCTGGTAAATCAGAAGCAGAACTTATGCAGATTGAAAAAAAAGCAGAAGCGGAACGTTATCAAAATTATATTAATGAGCGTAATAGATTAAATAATGAATTAAAAGATAAAAACTTAAGCGTTGAGAATTTTAAAAAAATACAAGCTCAACTAAGCGCAAATCAGAAAGAATATTTTGACTCTTTGGACTCTCAAAGAATATCGGATTTAGAAAAAGAACTTTCAACGATTGAAGCAAGGAGACAAGCAAATAAAGAACGTTTAGAAAAAGAAAGAGAAGACCAAAGAAAAGAGCGTGAAGAAAAGTTTAAGGCAGAAATGGAATATCAAAAAAGCCTCGCAGAAGGTTTAAATGAATTTCAAATAGCTATAAATGAAGCGGAATTTAGACAAAAAGAAATTGAAATAGAAAACCAACAAAAGCAAGCAGATGAAATAGTAAGAATTGCAGAAGAAAGGTATAATGAAGAACAAGAGTTAGCTAAAAAAGCATTATTATTTCAAGAAATAACAGAACAATCAAAAGTTGATTTAGTAAATAATACTTTTTCATTACTTAGTGGTATAGCTAAAAAAGGAAGCGCATTCGCTAAAGCAGTTGCGATAGCGGATGTTGTTAGAGGTCAAGTGTCAAGTATATCAAAAACAATAAGTAGCACAGTAGCAGCAAACGCAAAAGCCGCTGAATTATCTCCTGCAACATTCGGACAACCTTTTGTAGCAGTGAATACCCTTAACGCTGGTTTAGGTATTGCTTCATCAGTAGCTGGAGCAATTAAAGCAATCAAAGATATTAATTCAGAAAGTAAATCTGCAAGTGGCGGTTCAGTTACTGCTACGGGTGGCGGTTCAGCACCAGCACCAAGTTTTAATATTGTTGAGGGCACGGGTTCAAATCAAATCGCTCAAACACTAGGAAGACAAGCGCAACCGATAAAAGCATACGTTACGAGTAGTGAGGTTACAACAAGCCAAGCATTAGATAGAAATATTGTAGAAGGTGCAAGTTTGTAACAATAATAAAAAAAAATAGTTATAATTATATAAATACTGTAAAATGAAACCAGACGAAATTAAATTAGCGTTTAAAAAAAATCAAGAAATCCATTTAGCTAATATATCAGATGTTTTAAATGGCGACTTATCTAAAGGAGACTCTATTGTGGTTTCTGCTAGAAAAAATATTCAATCAGTTGTAGATGGATATAATTCTGCTATTTCTATTTATCAACAAGTAAGTTCTACTGCTGATAAATATTTAACAATGGCTAAGGCATTAGGGGATGATAATATGATAAGCAGATTAAGTAAAAACATAAAAGACGCTAATGAAATGATAAAAGTTTGTAATCAAGCTATTTCTAGATTAAAATCTATTTAATGAAAACCTATTTAGCAAAATTTAACCCAAAAGAAAACAAAGGAGTTTACGCAATTTCTTTAGTAAATGAACCAGCGATGGAGGGCTTATTTATTGCGCTTTCAAAACAAGAAGAAATTAAGTTTGCCGAAGTTGACAAAGAGCAACGTATATTGATGGGATTGGTTTTAGAACCTAACAAAAAGATATACAGAAATCAAGGTGGCGAAGAGTTTAATATTGTGTTTAATGAGGAAACCATTAAAGATTTAAGTCATAACTTTTTCAAAGCTGGAAACCAAAACAATAGCACAATAGAACATAAACCTGAAAACATTATTGAGGGTGTTACATTTGTTGAAAGTTGGATTGTTGAAAATAGCGAAATTGATAAGTCAGCTAACTTTGGATTTAGTTACCCTAAAGGCAGTTGGATGGCGACGATGAAAGTTGATAGCGACGATATTTGGAACGATTACGTTAAGACTGGCAAAGTACAAGGTTTTTCAGTTGATGCTTTCGTATCATTAGAAGAAGTAAAACTTGCTAAGAATTATACAAGCGATGGCACTCCTATTTGGTTCGAAAAAACAATGTTAACTAAAGGTGACGTTGTAACCGATTTAGACGGGGTTGCTTTGAAAGATGGAGTTTACGAACTAATGAACGAAGTGACTATATCAGTCGAAAACGGGTTAGTTGTAGAAATGAAAGAAATAAATTTAAAACCAATTATAAACATGAGTAAAACAGGAGAAAAAAGTTTCATTCAGCTTTTGAAAGATTTACCAAACCAAATAGCATTAGCACTTAAAAAAGATACTGGTGTAAAATTAGGAAGTAAAAAACTTGCAGATGGCTCTTTGACTTTAGAGTATGAGGGCGAACAGTTAACCGCTGGCGCACCCGTTTGGATTACGGCTGATGACGGTACAAAAGTACCAGCACCAGTTGGAGAACACGCTTTAGAAGGCGATATGATTTTGGTAATTACCGAAGAGGGTATCGTTGGAGAAGTTAAAGAAGCGACTGAACCAGTTGATATGAACGCACCAGTTGGAAATTCTAATGATGCGCAAATAGCTGAGGAAATTTCAACGGCTATTAAGAGTATTTTGATTAAGTACTCGGAGCAAGAAAAAAGAATTGCAAAAGTAGAAAACGAAAATGTAGAGTTAGCAAAACAAGTTTTAGAACTTGGACAACAACCAGCATCAAAAGGGATTAAGCAACCTGAAGTCGCAGTTGACTTTTCAAAATTAACAAAAAAAGAACGTTTAAACACAATAATTAATCAAGTAAAAAAATAAAGTATGCCAACGACAGTAACAGTAACATCAAATTACGCAGGTAAAGAAGCAGGCGCAATTGTAGGACAAGCTTTTAAAGAAGCGGATACAATTTCAAAAGGATTTATTACAACTTTTGAAAACATTAACTTCAAACTTAATTTAAGAAAAATTGAGTTAACAGGTGGTAAAAGAGAATATACTTGCGGACACGTTCCAGCGGGTGCAATCACATTGAGCGAAAAAGTTTTAGAACCTAAAAAATTCAAAGATGATTTCTCTGTATGTAAGGAAACATTCAGAGCGCAATGGAGCGAGGAAACAATGGGTGCAAGTGCGCACAACGACAATGCTCCAAAAGACATTATGGATGCTATTTTAGTTGAGAAGCTAGCGCAAACTGCTGAGGAGTTAGACGATAATATTTGGAATGGAGACGCTTCAAATAATGATGAGTTCGACGGATTTTTAAAATTGTTCTTAGCAGACTCGGAAGTTATCGATGTTGATTTAGAAGTGGTAACAGAAGCGAATGTTGAAACAGAGCTTAAAAAAGCTTTAAATGCAGTTCCAGTAGCAATTAGACGTAAATCTTTAAAGGTTGGGGTTTCTCCTGATGTTTACCAAGATTATTCTTTTTACTTAATTTCAAAAGGTATTACAAACGGTTTAGGAGGAGACGCAAATTCTACACCTAAATTCGGTAAATATGATTTAGTTGAAATCAACGGTTTACCTGATAACACAATTGTAATCGCAGAGCCTAAAAATCTAATCTTTGGAACTGGACTTTTAGCAGACCACAACGAAGTAATTTTAAAAGACGAAGATGAAATCGGTTTATTGACTGGTTTAGTTCGTGGAACTATGGTTTACAACGCAGGGGTTAACTATTACAACGGAGCGGAAATTGTTTGGGCAAGACCAATAGCATAATACTAACATAACCGCCTTTTAACTAAGGCGGTTTTTAAAACCGATAAATATGTGTGATATAACATCAGGTAGAGACAAGCAATGTAAAAATAGTATTGGCGGTTTAGGTTCGTTATTTTTATTCAACTTTGTTGAAAATCCTTTTACTGTAGCTTCGGGTGTTGCAACCGCAATTAATCCCGAACTAACAGAAGTATTTGAGTATAAAATTGAGGGCGACGGTAATAATGTTAGCGAAAGTTATGTTTCTGATAGAAATTCAGGAACAAGCGTAAACACGCAAACATTAACAATTGTTTTGAAAAAAATAAGTGCAACATCATCTGCTCAATTAAATCTTCTTACGCAAGGTTTCCCAATGGCAGTAGTAAAAGACAGAAATGGAGTTTACCACGCTTTAGGAATTGATGACGGTATTGATTTTACAGTAGTTCAATCAACTGGAGGAGCAAAAACAGAACTAAACGGCTATACATTAACTGGTACAGCAACAACAAAAGAACTATCTCCAAAATTAGATAGTGCAACAATTACGGCTTTTTTAGCTTTACTTCCATAATATTTTTAGTTTGTTAATTAATTTTAAAATCTCTTTTTGTAACAAAAAAGGGATTTTTTTATTATAATTATATGAACGTTGTAAATCCATCAGACGAAACTCATTTGATTGTTATAATTCCAAGATATTATCCAACTGGAAATTTATCTTTAGAATTGTATAACGAAAGTAAATCCGCAACTTTTGATGTAGATGCTACTTATCAAATATTAGATGGCGAAATGATTATTTCATTTGATTTTACTTTTATTGAAGCGGATAAGTTTCAAGTGAAAATATATCAAAATGATGAAGTGGTTTATAGAGGTAAATTATTTGCAACAACTCAAACGCCACAAGATTACCAAATAAAACAAAACATTTACTTTTAAGTATGTCAAAAGATATTAGATTAATCCAACTTAATAACTACGTTAGACCTAAAGTCGAAGAAAACAAATCTAAGAACTGGGTTTTAAACGGTAAAAATCATAGTTTTTATAAGTATATTATTGATAGATATAACGGAAGTCCAACAAACTCCGCTATCGTTAATTCTTATATTGATATGATTTATGGTAAAGGTATTAGCGCAAGAAACATAAATACTAATACTAAAGATTGGATTAAGTTTAAAACAATTTTAAAAGATAGCGATTTAAAAAGAGTTATTTCTGATTTTGTTTTGTTTAATGAGTTTGACTGGCAAGTAATAAAAACTAAAATAGGCGATGATTTAGCAAGTTTAAAACATTTACCGAAAGAAAGAGTTGCGCCATCTATTGAAAACGAAGAAGAAGAAATTGAGTTTTATTATTATTCCCGTGATTGGTGCAATACTACAAAGTATAAACCAGACGCTTATCCATCTTTTGGAACTTCAAAAGATAAGATAGAAATTTATAACGGCAAACCATACAAGGCTGGGAAAACATATTTCGCAGACCCTGACTATTTGGCTGGGCTTCCTTATTGTGAAATGGAAGAGGAAATTTCAAACTATTACATTTCACATATTAAAAACGGCTTATCCTTTGGTTATATCATCAATATTCCAGATGGAAACAGTTTAAGTCCTGAAGAGCAAGACGAAATCGAAAGAAAAATAAAAAGTAAGTTAACGGGTTCAAGTAATGCAGGTAAATTTGTGTTGTCTTTTAATGGTAGAGAAGCTGAAATAACGGTAACTACTTTACAAGTAAACGATGCTCATAAACAATGGGAATATTTAACTGCAGAAAGTCGTCAGCAAATAATGACTGCTCACAGAGTTGTTAGTCCTATGTTATTTGGAATAAAAGATAATACTGGTTTTGGTAATAATGCGGATGAGTTAAATGTAGCACGTGAGCAATTAATAAAATATGTAATTGAACCTAAGCAAAGATTTATAATTGATAGTATAAAAGAAATTTTAGAATATTACAATATTAATCTTGATTTATATTTCAGACCATTAACAGAACCCGAACCGACTAAATTAAATAGCCACGTTCAATGTTCACACGAAAAAAAAAACATTGACTTAGATTTGTTTTTAGAGTGCGGGGAAGATGAACCTGATGGATACAATTTGATTGATGAAATTGAAGTTGACTATGATGAAGAAGAAAGTTTACAATTAGCAAGTACAGGAACTGCAATTCCAAACGCCAAAAGTTCACAAGACGAAGAAGATTTTATTGTTAGATACAAGTATGTAGGTAGCGGAAATCCTGAACGTGAATTTTGCCAAAAAATGATGTCGGCAAATAAGATATATCGAAAAGAAGATATTATCGCAATGGAAAACAAAGCAGTTAACGCTGGATGGGGACCAAACGGAGCAAATACTTATTCAATTTGGTTATACAAAGGAGGAGGAAATTGCCATCATAAATGGAATAGGGTAATTTATTTAAAACAAGGCGCAAAAGTTGACGTAAATAGTCCTTTGGCTAAGATTATATCCACAAGCGAAGCAAGGCGACAAGGAATGAAATTAGAGACAAATGATACTTTAGTAAGTATTGAACCTCGAAATATGACTAATAACGGATTTTTAAAGAAAAGATAATGGCAGAGTTTCTATTTGTAACACCGCAAGAGATAGCATCAACCACCATAATGGGCGGTAATGTTGATGTGGATAAGTATATTTTCTGTATTGCTAATACGCAAGCAACCGTTATCGAGCCATTATTAGGTTCTTTGTTGTATGAAAAAATATTAGAGGATGCTGAAAACGACGATTTAAGCGGAGATTATCTTATTTTATACAATAAGTATATAAAACCAATAACAAAGTATCAATCGGTTGCGCAATACGTTGAGATAGGTTCTATTATAGTTTCAAATGGTGGAATTTTCAAACACGTTGCTGAGAATAGCGAGATTGTAACTAGAGAAGAATTGCTTTCTTTATCACAACAGTATCGAGCTTTTGCTCAAATGTATGTACAAAGGTTTAATCGTTGGATTTGTAAAAACCCAATAGCTGAATATAAAAACAACCAAGAGGATGTTTTGCCAAATAAAGATTTAAAACTAACGGCTGGATGGAAGTTGTAAAAAGTGGTTACGATAGACAATGTAAAGATGCGAAATCGGGAGTTAAATACATTTATCTTTTCCCTTTCGTTAAATACTCACGTAGCCAAATAGTAACGACTAATAATTTTTTAAATACATTTCCCGAAACAATTATTTATAAATTCGAAACAAACGGAAATCCAATTTTAAACGAAAGTCAAGAGGTTGACGCTGGATGTAAATTTTTCAACCAATCAATATCGTTTGATTTAGTTTATAGAGATGACTTTGAAAATTTAAAGAAGCTATTAAGAAAAGACTATCGATGCATTGTTTTTGACAACAACGGTTATTATAGGATTTTAGGGCTTTACAACGGTTTAGAGTTAGGGAGTTTGAATTATAATACTGGCGGAGGCAAAACTGAATTAAACGGTTTTAAGCTTGATTTTTCAGGCAAAGAAGAAAGAGAAAGTTTTTTTATTAATAATTTAGAGGATGCTGGGTTTATTGATGGAGGTGTTGAATTTAGAATATTAGAAAGCGGAGAATTTAGATTAACAGAAAGTAACGAATTTAGAATTTTAGAATAATGGCAAATAAAAAAATAAGTCAATTACCGCCAGCGACAGATGTTGCAGGTGCTGAGGTGGAAATCATACAAGGCGGAGTGAATAAACGTGCGAGTAGTAGTTTATTTGGTGGCAGCACTTCAACCCCAACGCTTCTAGAGGTGTTGACCGAGGGGAATGAAGCTCCTGATGTTGATGCTAAAATTAAAAGAATTGGTTTATATAACATACCAGAAGCGGAATATAATTATATTGAAGCTTTTGATACTGAATGGCGTTTTTTAAATGCAAATCCTGACCGTAATTTTAAGTTTGATGTAAATACATTACAAGGCGAAAAATTATACTTATTAATTAACCAAGACGGAGCAATTCCAACAAAAGCAATACAAAACTCAAATTTTACAGCGGTTGGTTATGCTGAATACTCTACTATATCTAATCTAACAATAACAGACCCTACACCTATTGAAGGAATAGGATATACAGTCACAGTCATCAACGGCACAGCAACAATCGGAGGAGTTGGTTATACAGTCGGACAAAAAGTATTTAGACATTATCACTCGGGTAGTTGGAGGAGTTTTATATATGGAGGTAGCGGAACAGCATCAACACTTCAAGAAGTAACCGAAGCTGGACCTGAAACAACCGTTAAAACAATATTCAGAACTAGTGAAACGGAATGGATTGAAATTGGCGGAGATAATAACGGTATTGCTGTTTATAATGATGAGTTTGGGAGTTTGCCAACGCCAAAGAGTATAATTGATATTGGTTATAATGGTCTAGGTGTAAATAGTTATGACACAGATACAGGTGAGTCAACTGGCTTTGCTGGAATTGGCGGTAAAACACTACAAGCTACTGAGATAGTAGGTGGAGTGGCAGTAAAATCAACA